CAGCCTAATACTGTCTACGGAAATGAAATTGGAATGGAGTTTAGGATAGGTGCTTTAGCAAAAGGTGGACAGATGGCTGCTACCCCTGCTAATATTATGACCTGTGCAAACTTTGTACATGATATTTTTAAACTAGGTGCTTACACAAATCGAACATGCGGAATGCATGCACATTTTGGTTTAGGTCCTATCACTAAGATGAGTACTGTTGAGTCTAGTTGGGTTGCTGTGATGATGTTACAGAGTCCATTATTCGAACAACTGTATACCACATACAAAGGACAAAATCTTTACGACAATGATTATGCCAATGTGCAACGTGTAAAAGACAGTGTAGATGAAATCGTACACATGGCGCAAGAAATGAAAGGCGAAGGCGAAGACAAAGAAGAAATAGTTGAATATCTATTCGATAATTTGTTTAACCGAGCCGAGTTTGAAAAATATTCGGCACTCTTTCCACATGGACAAGGTACACTGGAATGGCGTGGGTTGCGTGGAGTACTAAATGATAAAAGACAAAACATTAACTATGAAACTATACTAGGGTTTTTTAAACTTGCATTAAGTTTTGCTAGAACAATTAAAATGATAATGAACAAGTATAATGAACTTTCTATAGCTGGTGTTAAGATGCGAGATTTACAAGAACACGGTGCCAGCTACGGTATAGAAAAACAACAAGAGGTTAAATCAAACGTTATTCCGCTAATAAAAGTTTCAGGTCTTAACAACGGAATGCAAAAGATCTTTATTCAGCACTTTGCAAAGCAATTAAAGCAGCCTAGATATAAAAGAGAATATTGGGCTAGGGCAAATAGCGTTTTCAAAAACGACTTACGATTTGCTGCGCCTGTTTTAAACTACTTTTATGATAAATTCAAACAATATGATTTATCAATAAAAGAAGATTATCTTGTGTCAGCAGAATTTCCTATAGTTGCAAAAGAATTTATTAGAAGAGAAGATCTTGTTATAGATGATATGTGGCGTAAAGGTAGAGACTTTGGAATTCTTTTAAGCTTTGTTTTTAAGCATTGTAATTTTATTGCGAAAGACATATCATTCTTCGAAAATCACGGCAGGATGCTTTTCCGTGTTCCTACCATAGACGAAACAAATAAAATAATTGTAAAAGACAAAAAAGACGAAGCTAAGTTAGACAAAGCACTTGCAATGGTGACACCAAAAAACAAAAGATTTATGGATGTAAGGAGGAATGTTGAAATAGATCCGTCAAAGTTTACTGATATCTAAAGCACTGCTAGCTGGCAAATCCCATACTGCTTTCCGTTCTTGACCTTTTCTCTGTGCAAATCTCTTTGCATCACAATTTCCGCAAACATGAAAGACATTATTATTAATCCTGTTAGGATCCATTTTACCTCTCGGTCTAGTAAAAACTTCATTACAACAATCACATCGTAAAACAAGCTCTATACTATGCCTGTAGTAAGTATGCTCTATGCCAGTTTTAGATTTCCTTGTATATTTGTTTTTCTTCATACGCTGATCTATAAACATATAAGTATTTACTACATTAAGATTATAAAATTAACACATAAATATATTCATAAGAGGTAAAAATGTCATTTGTAATCATCACTGATAGAGCAAAAGAAAAAATTAATCAACTATGCGAAGAAAATAATGTATTTGCCATCACACTAAATCTAAAAGGTGGAGGTTGTGCAGGATATCAATATGACTGGGGAGTTACTGATACTCCAACAAGACATGACGAAGTAATTAGTACAGGAGATGGAAATTTAGCAATAGGTAAAAAAAGTATGTTGTTCCTAATGGGTACTGAGATAGATTATGTAACAAGTATAGTAGGATCTAATTTTGACATACGAAATCCAAATGCTAAATCCAGTTGCGGTTGCGGTACAAGTGTAAGCTTTGATGTTAGTACCTTACCGACAGAGAAAAAACCAGTGTTTACGCCAACCTGGTGATAATATAGGAGAAATATAAATGGCTTTCCAAGAAGTTAACATTGGTGTAGAAGGAAACGACGGCACTGGTGATAGTATTAGACAATCATTTAGAAAAGTAAATGAAAATTTTAATGAATTATATGCTGTTTTCAACTTAGGCGGTAGAATTACATTTAAAGATCTAGACGACACTGCTTCAGTCTATCAACCAAATTCTGTCTTCTTAGTAAATTCAAGCGGTCTTTTTATCGACAATGCTGTTCTTGATACAACTTATGTAACTGACGAAAATGGAAACCAAAGAGGATCAATAAACTTTCAGTATGAAGACGGATATGTAACAACAGAAACCAATCCAGAAACAGGTGCAGACGAACAGGTTTACAATCCTGGAAAAATTATTATTTCTGCAGGATTTACAAGAGTTGCAGACGACACTACTCCTAAACTCGGAGGACCATTAAGTGGACAAAATTTTGTAGTAGCTGGAGTACGAGTTCCATTAACAAATGACGACCAAGACTTAATTGCATTGAATGGTGTAAACGATAAAAATTATACAGTTGACAATGCAGTCATAACAAAAGGCTATGCGGACCAAAGATATATCACAACAGATATTCCAATTTCAATAGCAGACGAACCAGACGGAGTTTTACACTATACCTGGAGGATTTACGATTATATAAGCACACCTGGGGCAACTCAGTCTGCTCTATATATCCTTTCACACTACTTACCGGATCAAAGAGAAAGTGTAACAGGACATGGGTTAACTGCTTCATCAAACGGTTTAGAAGTAAAATTTTCTGGCAGACTCCATACTCCACAGGCTCTAGTCGGTATTGAAAATTTGTACATTCGAGTAGTAGATCCTTACCATTTATGGCTTTTTACAGATAAAGACTTCGCAAAATCACAAGATCCTGACGAAGCAGAAGCTAATAAAATAGATTTAACTCAAGCCTCGGTAGAATTCAACGGCGAATCTGACACTCATACAATAACCTTAGCCACATTAGATCTTACGTTGGAAGGTTATTTTTTATCGGATCAAGCTGTACCGCGAAAATCTCTTGTGCTAAGGAACGGCGATACTATGACAGGAAAATTATTCCTATCAGATCATCCCGGAGATTTAGCAGGAAGCGGTACTCCTAATGGAGCAGAAGATTTACAAGCTGCGACCAAATTATATGTAGATCAAGGTGCAGCATACAGTTCGCCAGAAGTTTTGTTTGTAAGCACTGACGGCGATGATAACATGAAAGGCGTTCCTTTGGGTAAAGAAGGAACAGCGGCAGCATATGCTTTTAGAACGATAGGTGCGGCTGCAGCCAGGGCAAATGAATTAATACGAACTGCTCCGTCAACACCCGGGCCATACATTCAAAGGCTTACATACACAACAAATAATGATGTTTTTGATGGAACAGTATTAGGGTTTAATATAGAAGAAGGAGAAGAAGAAGGAGGTTATGCTTACAAAGCTAGAACATTATTAAGCCTGAATAGGACCTATATTCAAAAAGAAACTATTGCCTGGATTAATGATACATATCCAGAATTTTCTTATGATGCAGATTACTGTGAAAGAGACATAGGTCTATTAGTCGATGCCATTGTATTTGATATATATAGAAAAATTGGAACAAACACCTTAACAAAGCAAGCTGCCGAAAGATACTTTAGTTCAGTAAGCGGTAGGAGAGCAGTTACAATACAGTTAAACGAAACCAATTCTGCTATACAATTTGCAAAAGAATTAAGCACTGATATACTACTAAAGCAATTATCTAATGCAGCAATTTTTTCTTCAATAAGCCAAGATGCATCGTGCTCTATAATTTTTGATGGCGGATTGCCTGAGATTTATAACGACGGTGATTTAATAACCCTAAAGGATATACCTTTATCTGAATCATTGTCTTTCATGAATGGCAAAACTTTCTATATAAAATTTACTAATGCAGAAAGAGACACTATACTTCTTTTCGAAGATTCTGCCCTAAATACTCCTTTTGATACGAGCACATACGATGCCTATGGAGGTAATGCAATTGCTACAATTGGTAAAATATATCAAAAAGATTACAGTCAGCAAATCCCAGACACAATTGATCAAGCAGAAATTGCAGAGCAAACAGCAGTCATTAATTTATGGACATTAATTCAAACTATAATTACCGAAGGTATAGATTATCCATTAATAGAAGATACCAATTACGGAAGACCATATAGATTATATGTTAGCAATGGTGGAGAAGGCTATTTAAATCAGACAAGCGATACAAACTCCGATGCTTTACCAGGTAAAGTTGTAAGAGGAACAAGATCAAGAGCAATAGGCCGCATAATCCGATTTGTTAATAATGATTCTGATAGCGGATTTGGCACAGATCTTACAAGATTTGATTTAAATCTTTTATCAGCTAGTCATTTTGAAGAAGGGGAACCGTTAGAATATGCAAATTATATCAAATTAAAAGAAGTTGTAATAAGAATAGAAGCAGGAAATTACTACGAAGACTATCCAATAAAAGTAGCAAATAATGTATCAATAAAAGGTGACGAATTTCGACGAGTTATAGTTCAGCCTAAACAAGAAGAAGAATCGCACATAGCTCGGATATCACAAAGTAAATGGGCAAATACTTATTTTTATAGAGATGCAGAATTTGACGGTCTATCAATTACAGAAAACGGCACAAGTAAATTTTACAATCAAATACAAGATCCTAACACAGATCCAGATACATATCAGGGATGGTTTGGATACCATTACTTAGTTGATCCTTCAAAGCCTATTAACATAGACGATGCTGGGGCAATTGTTGTTGTGAATCCTAGCGGTAATTTCCACGCAGCAGATATATTAGAAAAAAACAGAGAATTTTTGCAATCAGAAACGGTAGCATGGATTAACTTTAATGTTGCAGCAGACAATGGTACATTTCCTACTAACTTTACCTATAATCAAGAAAAATGTTCAAGAGATGTAGGATTAATTATCAAAGCACTGGCACATGATTTTGAATATGGTGGAAGAGAAAAATCATTAGAAATACAAGGTTCTTATCACGGAAGTGGATATCCCGAATCTGTGAACGTCCTTGAAGATAATACCGGTCAAATAGCTGCAACTCTAATTGCTATGGAGTTTATAAAAACAAGAGCAACAACACTCTTACAAGGAAATAGTTTTTCGTCTGCTGATATTTACGGTGATGTATTACCTTTTGAAATATTAGACAGCACAGGTAATTTAATCCAGGGCGAAACAGGCACAGTTGCTACCATTGGCAATTTAATAGATCTTATTAAATTTGGGTTTGATACTGATTACAATCCGCCAAAGAGAACAGACGAAATGGATGTTTTCTTATTAGGTGATACAACTATTATTAGAAACCTTACCACCAGAGGTCATGGTGGATTTATGTGTGTATTAGATCCAGATGGGCAAATACTTACAAAATCTCCCTATACGCAAACAGCATCAAGTTTCAGTAAAAGTATAAATGCACAAACATTTTCGGGTGGAATGTTTGTAGATGCATATGTTGGGAATTTGCCAGCACGGATTTTAAATGAAAACGATCCTGCGATTGATGTTTCAGGGTATACACAAAACGATCCTTTTATCTTACCAATAATCAGCGACGATTCAGCGGATGGCGAAAAACAAGGATTAAGAATACGTGAACCACAACTACCCTGCCCTTTTTACAAAGATGGAATCAGATATCAAGTAAATGCTATTAGCGATTACAATCAAGCATCTGGGTTTGCATTAATATATCTAGACCGGACCAGTGGTCCAGAAAACCCTGCAGATCCTGATGGGCCGCATTTAGGATTTAATACTGCAATACCTGTAGAAGGTATCAATATTTTCTTACAAACTGCAGGTAATAGATCGTTACTAGGAAACGACTTTACACAGGTAAATGATTTAGGCTATGGTTTAGTAGTTACAAATGGTGCATTCTCTGAAATGGTATCCATGTTTACATATTATTGCCATGCTGCATACTATTCGTGCAATGGAGGAGAAATACGCTCATTAAATGGATCAAACGGGTATGGTAATTTTGCTCTTGTTTCAGAAGGAGCAGATCCAAATGAAATTCCAGATCGTGTAACCCTAGATAGAACTATGACTAGACCTGCAACAGTTTTTGTAGGTACTGCAGTTGATGCTTCAAACAATCCTACGACTGCATATACAGCAAATTTTGAAGAAAGTTTTGTTGTTGTTTATAATCTAATAGATCCTCCGCAACCAGACAGTATAATAACTATAGATCATGCTGGCACAACAGGAATTCTTAATTATAGAATTGCAGCAGTAAGCAGTTTAAGTAGCCTTGTAGGCGACTATGCTCCTGGTACAATTAATGCTGTTGACCCTGTAAATGCAAATGTCATAATTAGAGATAAGACACTATACAGATTAGAATTAAGAGCAGACGATGTAATCCAAACTGATTACTTTGGTATTTTGCAAACAGCATTAACCCATGGCACACAGATTGAATATCGAGATAATATTGATATCACGTTTAACAATGTAGCTATACCAACTAAATTAGTCACAAGACCGAGCACAGCCATAAACATGGACGAAAGCAGTGACACAACATATAGAAGTTTAGACTTTCAAACAGAAGATCCTTTCGGCACTCCATTAAGCTCTGAACTTATTTTGACATTTGCTCAAGCTGCTGTCGCTCCATTCAACACACCAGATGCAGTAATTAGCAACCAGGCAGGAGCTACTGCCCTTGTCTTAGAATCAAATTCTTTAGACCAAAACATTGTAAAAGTTTACAATGTTAAAGGATTATTTTTACAAGGTGACGAAATTTATCTAAATAGTGTAGCACAATCAATTTATATCGGAAGTGTAGCAGCAAATAAATCTGACAAAGTTAGAGCTACTATAGAACAAAATTTTGAAGTAATTCCAATTGAAAGTTTTGGTCAGCAAGCAGACGGCACAGTAGAAACTTACATGGACGGTGGTTGCGGCAGCACACAAGGAGATACCAGATTAGCTATTAAAACACTACCCGGTCCAGGATTTGAAACCGACAGCGAAAGAGTTGTTAACCCTACAAGTCCAAAAGTATTTTCATTTAAAGGAAAAACGCATAGAGTTACAGGATATTTTAATGATGTAACCCAATTAAATATTTCCGGAAGTTTAACCACATCAATAGACGAATACATAGCAAATGGTGCTGACGGAGCGTACACTGCGGTTGGTAGGGTAACACAGAACAAGACAGCAAATTCTATTACAATATGTGACATAGCAGGAACTGGAACGTTTGGAAATGGTGACACAGTATACAGAGGAACGAGTTTAGCAAACTTATCAAGTACAGGTACAACAATTTCGTCATTAGACGGACAAGAATACGCAATACTAACCTTTGAAGATGCTGATGTAAATTTAACAAATGTAGCAAGTGGACTTGTTGAACCAGTACAAGACGGCAATGGCGATAATTTTAACAGAATATTTAATGCAGGACTTGAAGTTGGAGCCCCGGGAGAAATTACCGTTGCTATATCATTGCTCAGAGCAACAGGACACGATTTTACACAAATAGGAACAGGTGGCTATAATACTTCTAATTATCCAAATGTGATTCTAGGAGATCCTATACAGCCGGTAAGCGATAACTATTGGACAAATGATGTAGGTTTCCAAAGCACTGCACAAGTTTGGGAAAAGAAAAAAGGCAGGGTATTCTGGGTTAGTACAGATCAATATGGATTTTTTAGGGTAGGTCGATTCTTTAGTGTTGATCAAGGTACCGGCGCAATTACGTTTGGTGGCGAAGTTGGAATATCAAATGCTAATTCATTAGGATTTAAAAAAGGTGTAACAATTAATGAATTTTCTTCCGACGAGCAATTTGCTGATGATTCAAATTTAGCTGTACCAACCGAAAAGGCAATTAGGGCATATATAAAACGTGTATTAGGCATAGATCCAAATAATCCTTCAATTATACTTGCTTCAAGCCAACGTATAGGTCCAGGGTTCCTTCCATTAAATGGAACTGTAGCAATGGAAGGTAACCTAAATATGGGTTTTGATCCAAACACATTGCAAGAGCATAGGATTCGCAATCTTGGTACCCCAGTAGATGGAACAGACGCTGTAAATAAAAATTATGTCGATGGAAGAGTTGGTGGTGTACCTCTGTCAAAAGTGAAAAATTTCATGATAGATACAAGACAACCAGATCCTGCAATTGATCCTTTGACGTCACCAGCAAGCGAACCTGGATATTTAGAGGCGAATGAATTTATTGTAAGCACAGGAAACTGGGTTCTTTATCTAGATGCAAATTCATCAGATTTATTTCCTGATAATACTGCGATTAGAAATACAGCCGATCCTGGATCAGCATCAATAACAGGCACTATTATACAATCACACATTGTGGTAGATCCATTATACGGCAGTGTTCGGAGGATTAGTTATACACTCACTAGTGGTGCGGCTCCGTTCTCGACTGCAACTCTCGTTGGTGGAACGTTGTATGGCGGAGCATATGTCGATCCAAATGCAGAATTTACCGGCAGTATTTTACCAGACGGAAACGGCGGATCTTTTGAAGAAATAACGAATGCAGGACATCATGTTTCAACAAGCACTCCCGCAGATTGGAACGGAAATGATATTATTGCTACTGTAAATAGGTCAAAAGATTTTGCAAGTATAAGTTTTGCAATTCGAGATGATTCCATTGTAAATGCTGATGTAAATTCCCAAGCAGGTATTGTACAATCTAAACTCTCATTAAACATTGCAAAAACCGTAGCTGACGATGATGCAATTTCAAGCCAAGCTGATCGCGGCTCGGCTGCATTTCTAGCAGCAAATTTCACTGCATCGGCTAAGGGTTTAATTTCATTAAAAGCAAATGGTGTTGCACTAGGGAACATAGCACAAGTGTCTTCAGGTGTAGTATTAGGACGTACAGAGGCCGGTACAGGAGATGTATCTGCTATTAGCTTTAGCGATATTACTTCAGGCGGAGGATCTTTACTCAAGTCATATTTCGCAACAGCCGGTATCATGTATAGGTCAAGTACAACAGGATCTGGTGCAGCAAGTGATTGGGGTATCCTAAGCTATAGCACAGGAGCAAGTGCAAGCACGATTGCTCAAAGAGATGGATCTGGCGATTTAAAAGCTAGTAGTTTAAATTTTACAAGTTCTATAAAATACGACGACAATATAATTATCACATCAGGTGGCGAAGGCCAAGTTAGAGTAGGAGGTGTATATCCTGGATCAACTGATTTCCAAGTTGGTAGCAAGTATGTATCTGGTCAATTTGTTTATACCAGCGGAGTAGGTAGTTTACAAATTAATAAAACAAACAATACAGGAGCAGCATTATTACTAGGAACATCTGGTCAAGGCTCAGAAGCAGATACAAATGTTTCAGCAGACTCTATGGTTTGGTGGTTAGGAGGCGCAGCACGTTACAAGATGGATTTTGTTGATGTAGGCACTGAGGCACAACCAGACGAACGGGCAAGATTTTATCCACTTAGCACTCAACCAGTTGATTTAGGAACGGTAAGTAATCCTTATTCAATTGTACATGGAGACGTTTTTTCTGGATATAGCACAAAGTCTAAATATGCAGATTTAGCTGAAAATTATCTCGCTGATGAACGATACGAAGATGGCACTGTATTAGTGTTCGGTGGTGCTGAAGAAATTACTGTAACTAACACAAAAGGCGATAAACGTGTAGCAGGAGTAGTTAGTACAAATCCTGCACATTTGATGAATGAAGCATTAGAAGGAGAGCATGTGACTCCATTGGCACTACAAGGGCGTGTACCATGTAAGGTCATTGGTAAAGTTGCAAAAGGTGATATGCTAGTAACAAGTGCAATACCTGGTTACGCAATAGTTGATAATGATCCAAGGATAGGAACTGTCTTAGGTAAGGCAGTAGGAGAAAAAACCGACGACGGGAAGGGCGTTGTTGAAATTGTAGTAGGAAGATTATAATGGCAAAACAATCCGTAAATATAGGAAGTAGCGAGAATAAAGGCGACGGTGATCCGTTAAGGACTGCATTCCAAAAGATTAATGAAAACTTTGACGAACTGTATGTACAACATGGATCTGACACTGGTGTTGTTGGCACAGAATCAACTGTAGACATAAATGTAAATGAAACTAAAATTGCAAGTTTTACAAGCGAAGGATTGATTCCAGAGCTAGACGAAACTTATAATCTAGGTTCACCTGATAAAAAATGGAATTCATTATATGTAGCAGCAGAAACTATTTTCTTAGGTGATAAAACACTAAGCGCAAATAAAATACTAGATTTTGATCTAAATATTAGTCCTGAAATTTTAGAAATACAATTAGATGAACCTACTGCAGGTCACGGCACAGCATGGCTTTGGACATGGACAACTAGCAGTCTGCCTTATACAAGGACGGTAATTACAAATAGTCCAGAAACAATCGTACCTTTATATATGCAAGGGCAATACCAAATTAATAACTTTGCAAGCAGCATACACGGTGATATGACACAAACTCATAGCTTTAAATTAAAATGGGTAGAAGGTGCAGGTGATGATAATCTCGTAGATTGGGTAAATTATGCAGAATTATCAAAAAGCCATCCAGATATAGATAGCGGAAATAGTCATACAATCACTGTACTACAATTTACAGTGCCTGCAGAAATTACAGTACCAACTTTAAATCTTCCAACTGTTAACTATTATGTGCAAGCAATGATGAACGACGGTTCATTAAATTGGATGTTTATGCCAGACCCGGCAAACCCTGCTGTAACAGGAACTTCGCATGGGTTCAATCCAACTATAGGTCCTTGGTATAGAGGAGGAACTTATATAATCAATGTCAATGCTGCAGGTCATCCTTTTTACCTTACTACAGAGGAAACAGTATTTGCGTCAGGAGAATACATAGGCGAATACACAACTGGAGTAACTGGATCTAGGACTGATGTAGGGACAGTTACTGTAGTTGTGCCGATGGACGCACCAGATACACTGTACTATCAGTGTGGTAATCATCAAAGCATGCGAGGAGAAATAAGGTTAAAAGATCTTGAAGTTGAGACAAACGAAAATGGAAACTATATTATATACGGTCAACATAGCCAAGAAAGTCATTTCACACCAATTGAACTTAGACCAATACCTGCTCTCGTAGATCAAATGTGTTTGGTTTATGATCAAGCGAACAATAAATTTGTACCACAAGATTTAGCAACTTATGTAGAAAGGACTCCTAGCTTAAAAAATAAGATTAAAGAAGTTGCAGGAACTGCAGGAACAACTACTACATCTACTGCCACAGCAACTGTGGCAGGAACAAGAGTTTTATATGATTCAAATTACTTACCTGTAATCGGTAATGAACCAGGAGATACTGCTTTTACAACTGACACAAATAGTTTTCATATCTGGGCCAATAATCAGTGGAATGTTCCTGGAGGCGCACCGGCAAAAGGAAATTGGGATTTAATAGATGAAGTTTCATTTGTAGAGGCTACAGGACCGGGTGTAACATTTGAAAATGCTGCTGATGTTCTAAATTACTCTGAAATTAATTTTGTATTTGAACTTTCAAATTTTGAAATGAACCTTACTGGTTATAATGAAAATATTGCAGAAGGACCATATTTATACATAAGGCCTTTCATAGGAACAATTAATTCACCAGCTTACTTAACTAGTTCTTTTTATAAAGAATATACAACGACCTCAAACAATGCAGCAAGTAGATCTTTTTCAGGTCTGAATAATTCATCTAGCTCTATACTTTTAAATTCGTACCAAATACACGGTTTGCATTCTGCATACGAATATTGGTGGCAGGTCGCACCAACCGATGCTCGAGAACGTAAATTGCAAGGATTTGCAAAATGGTATCCAGGAATAGTAGCCGATGTCGATAATAATGGTGCAACCATCATAGGCGGTGAAAGTTTTCTAACATTTTCAACTTATACTTACAATAATATTCAGATACCCACAGGGCCCTACTCTTTTAGGTACCTAAGGAATTATACAGCAGTAGATATGTTTCAAGCAAACAAAATTGTAACCAAACAAGTCCCTACAGGATTTATATTATATGCAACCAGATGGATTTCTGGAGTTTTGCGATTATATGGAAGAAAAAAATAAGGAAAAAAATGCAAGTACACACATCAAAGGGTATTATTGAAATACCAGATATAGCACCTATAGATACTAACGAGCAGCTAAAACAAACATTCAAAGATGAACGGAATCAATTATTAGCAGAAACTGATTGGATTGTAACAAAATCTTTAGAATCAGGAGAGGCAGTACCGGATGAATGGAAACAATACAGGCAAGCTCTTAGAGACATCCCCTCACAACCTGACTTTCCAGATAGTATAGAATGGCCAACAAAACCAGAATGAGAACAAGGATAAATACAAAAAGTAATTTAGGATTTTAAAATATGGCAAAACGATTTCCCCTTGTAGTTGACACAGAAAATAATAATAGGATTATTGAACTTCCAATAGACGACTGTTTAGATTTAACTGGATCAGATATTTGCTCAGTTGAAAATATTACAGTAACAGGAACAATAACACTACCAACTGGTCCTGTAACTAGCTTTACCGGCAATTATAGTGATTTAGCTGATCCTCCACCTATTCCAAGCAGATTGATTGATTTAGGTATACTTGACGGTGACGCAGGACAGGTACTTAAGACTAACGGAAATGGAAGTTTTTACTTTGGTAACCAAAGTATAGATTGGGCAGATGTAGGACAAAGACCAAATATTCCATCAGCACTTACAGATTTACAAATCGCAGATGGTGTTGCAGGAACTTATCTTACAACAGATGGGGAAGGAAATTTTACTTTTGCAAATATTACAGATGTTAACCTAGGTAATTTAAGCATTGATGCAGACCAAATTACCAATATAAATCCTAATGGAGATATAGTTTTAAAACCAACCGGTGCAGGTTATTTAAACATAGATACTGTAACCGGTATTAGAGTTCCAGTTGGTACTACTTTACAACGTTCTCCTAATGCTAAAGGTGTGATACGATTTAATGAAGATCTTGATGTCTTTGAAGGATATAACGGTACTGGATGGGCAAGCTTAGGAGGTGTAAGATCTTTAGATGGCGAAACGTTTGTTTTGGCTGAAACAACACCCGGAGCAGGCGATGATAAATTATTGTTTTACACCGACGGAGTCCTTAGATTAGAGATATCTAATACAGAAGTAAATTTTGATGAAAATTTAACGGTTAATATTCCAAACCTAAGTGTAACAAATTTACAATTAGAACAATCGTTAGATTTATCAGGTGACATTACCATAGGCGATACAGAATCTGATACGTTTGCTCTCTACGCAAACATCGCAGGAAATCTTATTCCTAAAACACATGATACTTATGATATCGGATCTAAAACAAAACAATGGCAAAATTTATTTGTTACCGATCGTGTCCAATTAAATGGTTTAGAATTTCCAAAAATAGACGGCGAAGTAAATTCTTTGTTACAAACAAATGGCGCAGGAGAATTGGAATGGGCTCACGCAGATCGCTGGGGCGGAAATCGTGTTTATGTAAGCTCTGAATACGGAGACGATGACAATGACGGTATTACTGCTCCTGTAAGGACTATTAAAAAAGGTTTGCAAATAGCAGGAGGAATGGTATTTGAACCAGTTAATAAAGATCAATTTGTAGAACATGAAACAAGAATACTAAGAAATGCCAAAAAAGATATAGCAGATGCTGTAATTAAATGGATAGCTGATACTTATGGATTTACATTTGGTTATGATACAATCAAGTGTAGACGTGATATGGATTTAATAATTGATGCTATTTTGTTAGATCAATTATTAGGCACAAATTATAATGCAATTACAGCAGGACTTGCATATCAAAGAGCAAATAGCAGTTATGTAACTGGCACACAAAATCTAGTGACATTAGGAGCTCTAGATCAATTAAAAGTTCAGCTTACAAGTCTCAATCTTTGGAATACATCACTAAACGAATTGCATGACAGTATTGATGAAATTTCTGATATCTTTACAAATGGTGTAACTGCAGCAAATAATTTATCTTTTGTTGCACCGCCGATGACACCAACTCCTGCAGCCGAGGAAACAAAATTCAAATTAATTAATAATAAAGAATTTATTAAGGCTGAAATCATTGCATGGATAGGTGTAAACCATCCTACGTTGGTTTATGATGCTGCTAAATGTAATAGAGATGTTGGGTACATAATAGACGGACTTTGCCATGATATTACATATGGTGGAAACTATGGCAGCATAACAAATGCTAAATCTTATTTTGTAGGAACTCAAGGACAATTAGGAGCAGGAGAAACCACAGCAACAGTTGAAGCTTACCAACATATGCAATCAGTGATTGAATCTGTAATAACAGGAATTACTGTAACAACTGCTGTAAGTCCATTAAATGACATTGACGGTAATCCTGTAAGTCAAATTACTGCAGGAGGTGTTGGAACTATTACAGAAGTAGTAAAGTCTAAAAATCTTATACAACTTATAATAGATGTTATCAACGACGGTAATTTAAACAATTTAGACAAAACATTTTTGCCTAACTTTGGCTGGAGTGATATAAGAAGAAAAGACACATATCATACAGTTAAAAGAGATCAATCTATAATAAAAAATAATGTAATCAACCATATTAATTCAACAAATGGTTTTTATGATTCCATAAAATGTCATAGAGATGTTATGGAAATTGTAGACTCTGTTACATATGATTTAAGATATGGTGGTAATAGTAGATCTGTTACTGCTGGTGAATCATACTATGATGCAAATAATGCATTATACATTGGCCTATCACAAAAAGCAGAAACTATTGCAGCAATAGAATATGCAAGAGATCTTGCTCTTACTTATGTTACTGGTACAAATGCAACTGCAATTGAAGCTAGCATGAATTTAATTGCATCTATTTTAGATGATAAAACAACTGCTCCAGCAAAAACATTTGGAAATGCTATACCAAAAACAGTAACAGTTATGGTTGCTACAGGAGATTATGTAGAAGACAATCCAATGATTGTACCAGATAACGTTAGTATTATAGGAGACAATTTAAGGCGTTCAATAATTAGACCAAAAAATGCAAATAGAGATTTATTTAGGGTAAGAAATGGTTGTTATTTTACTGGAGTAGTTTTTAGGGATCATGTAGACAGTAATGGAGTTCCTGATTACACTTTTAGATACGGGGTTAGTTTTGATAATCCTGCAGATACAGCAACCAGTCGAGCTGGATACATAGATTTACCTGCAAGCAGACCACTTATTTTTACATCACCTTATATACAAAATTGTTCAATTATCAGTTTCTTAGGAGCAGGCGGAGCAGAAATTGACGGTAACTTAGTTGATGTTCCAAATATTCCACCAAACGCAATAGAAGCAGAAAATCCTGTAGACCTAACTGATGGCATACCCGAACAAGGTAAGTCTATGGTAGCAAATGCTTATACTATTTTATCATTTGGCGGAAATGCATGGCGTGTGATGAATGATGCTTATGCCCAAATTGTTAGCTGTTTCGTAATATTTTGCGAAAACGGATGTTTAACACAAAATGGTGGTTATCTTTCAATAACAAACTCTGCTTCAAACTTTGGATTATTTAGTCTTAGATCTACTGGTTATAGTCAAAACAGTTTCATCTATGATCGAGGGTTTGTTTTTACCTACTACACGATAGAAGGATTCCAAGTATTTCGGGTTTGTGGGTTAAAAAGAGCTGCGCTAGAGCACTACGTTATACGATTGAAAACCAATAATGGTCAATTTGATGTGACTGACGATTTTACATTAAATGGCCAAAATGAAGATCAAAAAACTATTGGCTTTATTCCTAATACCACAACAGTTGTAGGTAATGAAATTACATTTCCATTGTTTGAATTTGACGGAGATACAGGTGTTGATGTAACAAATGACCGTATAGTTTTTGATACTCCGCATCCATATCATACAAATAATGCGGTAACATATTCAGCAAATGGTAATAACGAAATTGGCGGACTTACAGATAATGACACTTATTACGTTCAAGTTGTTGACGATTTACAAATTAGATTATTCCAATATGATCAAAATGGCGGTAAGTCTCTTATTATCTTAACTGCAACCTCAACAGGAACTCACCAATTACAAACTAAGCACGAATTTGTAAATGGAGATTACATAGAATATGATTCAAATAGCGATGCAGAAATAGTAGGACTACTACATGAAGTCAAATATTTTGTCAGTGTTCAGAGTCCAACAACAATTGCACTATTCCATGACGAAACAAGATTAAAACCAGTTAGAGATTTAGATGCAAGTGTATGCCAAGGATATCAAAATTGGAAAATTGGGTTTGAGTACATCTTCATCGAAGAAGTTGTATCCACACACAATACATACCAAGATTGGATTTTACCAGAAACAGTTGATATAAACGGTGTTCCTACTACAGTACAATATAATGTAATTTTAGGTAACGAGATAACCTGTGTTAAAAGCACAGGAAATATAATTCAGACTGGAATTGCTGGTTGGGATCCTGTAACAAGAACGCTTACAGTTTCATTAGAGACAACAACCGAAGGAACCACTGAAGTAAGAAACATAGGAGATCCAGGAACCCTTATACCAGGGAATACAATATGGTCAAATGCTGCTCAAATCCCAGTACTATCAGCTGTACCAAGAGATGATTTGTTCACATCAGATTTCAAAGTATTAACCACTCTCAATGCTGGTATAGACCCTGCAAAGTTACTAAGCTTAGGCACAAGTCAAATTTATTTACATCGTCCTTCAATATGTAACTCATCGGCTCATACATGGGAATTTGCAGGAAGTGGTATTGATTATAATGCTTTACCGCAAAACGGAGGATTGACAGACGAATATTTTGAACAAGTAAGCACCACACCAGGTAGAGTGTACAGTTCAGGAACAAACGAAATTGGCGATTTCAAAGTAGGTAACTTTGTTAGAGCTTACAATAGAACTGGTAATATCGACTTCAAAAACAAAGTTAATATTGGAGAACTTGATTCATTAGCTTTAAGTTTAAGTTCAGGTATTGTAGTTAACTCAATTTCTGGAGATATTGAACTAGGTGATAACGAAGTTGGCGGACCTTCAAATAACAGGTTAATTACACAATTAGCAATATACACATTCCTCAATAATAGGCTAGGCGATTTTATAGATAAAAAAGTATCAACAAATGCAATTCCTAGCTCTGTTGTACAACTTAACTCCAGTGGGCAAATTAATTCTGATTTAATACCTCCAACTGGAAATTTCACTGCATATATAGTTGAAACATACAAAGGAAGGCTATTACTTCATGAAGATATTCCAGTAGTCGATTTAAAAGCCGGTGACATTGTAATTGAAGAATACGACGAAATAACACTAACAGTCAGCGGAAATATAGCTTTAACCGAAGGAGATTTATTAGAGCAGGTTGACACTAATGGTATTGTTATTGCAAGTGCTTATGTAAAACAAAATTATCTGTCGGCGACAGAAATAAAATTAATTGAACCATTTTTTGGCACTTTCTCTGCTAATGTGGCTGCAAACATACTACAAGATCCAAATGGAGCTTTAACAGACGATAATGGAGCAAATGTTTACCCACTTATTATTGCTGGTCCAAGTGAAATTAGAGAAAACTACTTTATAACAACAAGTAGAGCTAAACAATACCTTGTAACACTTGCAGGAGAAACATATGACTTTACAAACACTACAACCATCCAAGGTGCAATTAGTGGTGCAATAGGGGATGTTGACGAATATCGCAAAGGTGTTTTAACAGGAGTTGATGTTATTAATGGATTGCCAGGCGGCGGAGAATATACACCTGGTGACTATGTCGATGTACAAATTTTATATTCAAGTGGTTCAACTGGTTCTAATCTTGGATCAGAAGCACTTGCAGATATAACAGTAAATTCAACTGGCGAAATTACTACATTTGATTTAAAAAGAGGTGGCATAAACTATACAGTAGGAGAATCATTAACTGTTGCTACGCTTGCAAGCGAGGCTACAATTCCTGGAGCAACATTCATTCCTAAGACAGGCGCTAATCCTGCATTAGAGTTTAGTATTGACATTACCACTGTAGAAGATAGACTTTATATCACATTAAACACGAGTGCAGGCCTAGAATTTAATGCATCATCAACCAATATAGATTTTATCGTAGATGATATTGTAACAAGTATACAAACTGTAACAGATGCGCAACCGCTAGTTCCAGGGTTCAACGGAGATAACATCGACACAATAAATGATATAATTTATACAAACGGTGCTCACGGATTATCAGATGGAGATATCGTTGTTTACGATCCTAATACGAATAATATTATTCAAGGCCTAGATGCATTAAAAAGCTATTATATAAAAGTAATAGATGTTGATCAAGTACAATTATTTGATAATTACGCATTAAATGGATTGCCTGTAAACCTAGGTAGTACACCTCATAATGGATCACCGGCACAATTACTTGTATACAATATCAGTTTAGAAAAAAATGCGTTCTATATACCTGCACACGGACTAACAGGCGGCGATGCTGTAAAATTAACAGCAACTGATCCTCCTTTAGGATTGAACGCAGGTGGATTTTATTTTGTTGGCAGTGTAACTGCCAACACATTTACACTACATGTTGCAAGAGGATCAGCAATAGATAGTGTAAATGGATTAACAAAAGACGAAGTAACTTTGCTTGACAGAGGAACTGGGACTTCTACATTGCGTGTCCAAACTGTAATTATTACCGGAGACGCAAACACAAGTGGACAACTCGAGACAAGTTGGAGTAATTTAACTTCAACTACAATTGATGCAGATAATATTATCAGTGGTATTATTAATACCGCAAGATTAGGTACAGGATCTGCAAATACTGAGACTTTCCTTAGAGGAGATAATTCTTGGCAATACGCTGTAACTGGTATTTCAAATAGCACTTTAAACGATCCAATTACAATGTCAGGACCTAACTGGAACAATGGTACAACAGACATTTATTATGGTAATATTGACATACAGGTTGAAAGAACAGGCTATTTAAATCCAGCAAATCCTTTAACCAACGAAGCAACTGTTGGTGTAGCAGGTTTTGCAGTAGAACATTTCAAAGTTACTAACGGTATAGTTGAAGCAAGAAACACAACTGAAAATGGCGAAATTGATGCACTGACATTAGGAGGACAAAATTCCGATTACTATAGGAATCCGGTTAATTTATCTAGAACAGTTCCAATTGAAAAGGGCGGAACAAATTTAGCAACATATACAAAAGGAGATATACTTTACGCAGGTACCGACCTTCCAACAGGAAACGCATACAGTTCAACAATGAGCACACTTCCTATTGGTACGGAACACGATGTAATGGTAGTTTCAGGCTCGTCAACGCCTGTATGGACGAGTAATTTAATACTAAATGGTGCTACTATTGATGCGATACAAATTGGAGTTACTGGCGCAAATATTATTGATACAGTATCTGCAGCACTTCCAGCTGACCCATGGGATTTAATTTTAGATTCACAAAGTGGAACGACTAAAGTAGATGATGATTTGATTGTTACAGGTAACTTAACAGTATCAGGCACTACAACCACTATCAATTCTACTGCAATTACAATCGATGATCCAATCTTTACATTAGGTGGTGATACAGCTCCGACTGCAGACGATAACAAAGATAGAGGTATCGAATTTAGATGGCATGATGGTATTAGTGCTAAAATTGGATTTTTTGGATTTGATGATAGCACAGGCTACTTGACATTTATACCTGAAGCAACAAATAATGCAGAAGTATTCAGCGGTACTCAAGGAGATATACAAGCAAGTAATTTCCGTGGAGCATTAATAGGTAATGCAGATACAACTACAAAATGGCAAACTGCTAGAACCATTACATTTGAAAACTCAGCAGATTTATTAACAAGGACTGGGGTAACAGGTAGTTTCACGATAGACGGAACTGCTGATATCAGTAATGTAGTATTAACTATTGTTCCTGAAGTATTGCAAGACATGGTAGGCGACATGGTTGCCGGAGTTAACGCAGACCAAAACGGAATAGCAGTTACATATGACGACACTAACGGAAAACTAGATTTTGATGTAAATGATTTTACTATTACGTTAGCAGGAGATTTATCAGGTTCTGTAACTATTACAGATTTAGCTAGCGGAACCTTAACAGCAACAGTTGTACCTAATAGTGTTGCATTAGACACAGATACAACTGGAAATTTTGTATCATTTATATCTATTGCACCGCAACAAGACTCAGACGGACAAGGTGGTTTCATTGCAACCGACGGACTTGGTATTGAATATAATAATGTAATAAATGTAACAGCAGCAATAGATGGTGCTGAATATTATATTACCAATGTAGGAACAACTACACAATGGAACTTATTTGATGCAGCAGGCGATCAAAGTCCTTATAATGTCAATGATACAATTGTAATTGCTAATGGTCCACCGACAGGCGATGGCCAGGTTCGTAGGGTTGAAGGAGAAAATACAACTGTAACTCTAAGACATGCAGATACAAGTACGCAGGCAAGTTCTAACAATGCAAATAATACTGTTATACAAAGTATTAGTCTTGATACATTTGGTCATATTACTAGTATTGGAACCAAAACTATAGACACTTATAGTGGATTTAATATTTTTTCAGATTCAAACACAGAACAAACTGTGCTTGAGACACATAAGTTAAAACTTGTAAGTGGTACCAATGTTGCTATAACTCAAACTACACCGGTAGCAGGAACTACACAATTTAGTTTTGCAAGTACAGATACATATGTTTCGTCAGTTGATTTTGCTACAGCAACCGGTATACTAACGTTAACACGAAATGACGGAACAACAGCCACAAAGGATTTGGACGGAAGGTACTTAACTTCATACACTGAAACTGATACACTTTCAACTGTGGTCGGCCGAGGTTCGTCAACAACATCTAGTATCTCAACAGGCGGATTAGAAGTAGCAGCAAGTTCAGGTCCTTATGTTATTATAAAAAATACTGTAAGCAATACTACCACCGGAGGAGCATTACAATTTAAAAAATTAAATTCAGTTGGAGCCTATTCAACTGTTAGTCAAATAATTAGCAACGTAAGTGATAGAACAAACGGTGCAGTTGAATCTACATTGCAATTTAAAACTTTAACTGCTAATACAGAACAATTAGGTATGGAAATAGACGGTATTGCTGTTTTACCTAGCGCAAATAACTCCGGTACATTAGGAACAGGAAGTCGGAAATGGAATACTGTTTATTCAACAACATTTTCTGGTACAGCAACTCAAGCTCAATATGCTGACTTAGCTGAAATGTATACTGCAGACAAACATTATACACCCGGGACTGTAATGATGTTTGGCGGAGATAAAGAAGTTACTGCTGCCAAAGGGTTAGCAACAACAAAAGTAATAGGAGTTGTATCAACTAATCCTGCATATTTAATGAACAGTGAACTAGAAAATGGCACAGCTATTGCATTAAAAGGTCGTGTACCATGCTTGGTAGTAGGCAAAGTTGAAAAAGGAGATATGTTGATTGCTAGTGATATAGCAGGAGTTGCAATAGCAACTCAAGAATTTATAGGCGGAGCGATAATAGGTAAAGCAATTGAAGCTAGCAATGATGCTGAAATCAAAGTTATTGAAATTGCAGTTGGAGTTTTATAAGGATAAAGAATGGCTATTAAAAAAATTAATGTAGGATATTTAGCAAATGACGGCACAGGAGATGATCTCAGAGAAGCATTTATTAAAGTTAATGATAACTTTGACGAAATGCAATATTTATTAAATAATGCTATTGCCACAGAAGCAGAAAACATTGGTAACGGCGCTCCTATATTTAAAGAAAAATTAGGAAATGTTCTAAAATTTAAAACTTTAACACAAGGATCCAATGTGCTCCTTACTCAATTCGGAGATCAAATTAACATCACTGCAGACGCAGGTTTAAAATCATTGATTGTCCTCACAGATGCAGGTAGCAATATCCTTGACGGCGGGGATAGAACTTTATATCTATCTGGGGGTAGGAATATCGGAACTGCTGTAGTTTATGAAAACGATCAAGCTTACATCAGGCATAATGTAACCGGCGAAGGATTAATGTTCCTTGACAAGGACCCACATTTAGGCGGTACACTGATAGGAAACAATCATGACATTACTGATGTATATACTGTTACTGCTAATACATTTATTGGTAATTTAAATGGTTTAGTAAACGGAGTTGATGTTGAAAATCTAAATTCTGTATTAAACCAACTAGAATTTGGAACATTTACATATGAAATTACTTCAATTATAGATTATGTAATTGCAACCACTGATATAGATTTTGGATCTTTTACAAACCCGTCCCAAATCAATTATGATCCAGGGGTATTTGCTTAACAGCTGAAGGAACTTGCATATGGAATTTTGGAGGAAAAGATCAGGAGCAATAATTGCAAAAATTAACGAAAGAGAAACTACATCAGTTGCATTACCTATAGACGAAAATTATTTACCATTAACCGAAAATAATATGACCTTGTCTGTGATAAGCGGCAAATTACCAAAAGGCATGCGATTAGTTGATCAAAATATAATTGGAACTCCGCTAGAAGTTGAGATTGAAACTTTATATGAATTTGTAATCAGGGCGGATGTAAGAGGAGTATTTGAGGATCGCACATATAAAATCCAAGTTTCAGGTCCAGATGATCCGACATGGATAACACCTGAAGGATTGCTTCCAATTGGAAGCAATCAAAGATATTTTATTATAGATAGTGCTGTAATTGATTTTCAATTGCTTGCTGACGATCCTGATGCTATTGTTGGTAAGGATTTAGAATATTACTTGTACTCAGGAGAACTACCAAAAGGATTGCGGTTAACTACCGATGGGCGAATTGTAGGCTTAGTTGATCCTATTATAGCTTTAGAAAAAGGTGTAACAGTTGATGTAGTTTCTGATAATGGTTATGATAGCTGGTATTACGATACAGAAATATTTGACTTATCAATTCCTACAAGAAGCCCAAAAAAATTAAATAGATATTATGAATTTATTGTATCAGTAACAGATGGTATTACTGTCGTAAATAGGAACTTTGAAATTTATGTTGTAGGAGATGATTTCCTTAGAGCTGATAATGCTATAATGCAAGTTGCAAATGGGGTTTTTAGCGCAGATAATACATTCATAAGAACCCCTATATGGCTTACTCCGGCAAACCTAGGTTATAAAAGAGCTAACAATTATCTTACATTAATATTTGACACTTTAGATTTGAACACCACAATTGGCTTTATTTCATACAAATTGTTAACAACTAATCCAGATGGAACTCCTAGTGTTTTACCGGACAATTTAGAGTTAGATATTTCAAACGGAGAAATAGCAGGAAAAATACCATATCAACAGGCAGTAACACGGCAGTATCAATTTACTTTAAGAGCTTCTAGGCAACTTCCTAATTATGTTGAAGAAAGTTATAAAGATAAAACATTTACTTTGAATATTTTAGGAGAAGTTGATAGCACAATTACGTGGAACACAGAAGCAGATTTAGGAACAATAAGCACTAATTTTATAAGTACCCTTTCAGTTCAAGCAACAACAAGCGTACCAAATGCTATAATGATTTATAATCTAGAAGAAGGCAAATTACCGCCTGGTTTACGTTTAGGAATAAAAGGAGAAATAATAGGAATAATAAAAAGTTTTGGCTCAGAAACTGAACTAGGAGTAACTACTTTTGATAATGGAAATCTGAAGTTAGATCAAAATTCAACCACACTAGACAGGACTTATATTTTTACAATAAAAGCAAGAGATCACCTTGGCTATAGTGCAATATCTAGGACTTTTACTTTAAAAATCCTAGATCCTGATAATAAAATCTTTAGTAACATTTTTGCACAACCATTTTTAAATAAAGATTTTAGGAGTCAGTTTAGCGAATTAATTAACAACCAAACCTATTTTGATTACAATTATATTTACAGACCAAATGATCCAAATTTTGGTATCCAACAAAAAATGAAAATGCTTGTATATGCAGGCATAGAAACAAAAGACAGTTCTTTTTATATTGCAGCATTATCAAAAAATAATAAAAGGAAAAAATATATACTAGGAAAAATTAAAAATGCTGTAGCAAAGCAGTTAGGAACACAAAAAATAATTTACGAAGTTGTTTATATAGATGTAATTGATCCTGATAATAATTATGAAAACTTTAATCCAACAAAGAAAAATTTTAGAATAAAGAAAAAAACTAATGTTACAGTAGATCAAACTTCTTATAATTACGATCAGTATAGTGTAGAGTTGCCACCTCCTATAGGTATTACCATTGGGACAAACGAACACGGAGAAGTTAATCATTATTTTGATCCTAATTTTATAATAGAATCACGATACGGTATTAAATACTTGGTAGATAAAAAACCAATTATTATAAATGAAAAACAAATTGCCGGAAAACTAATAGAAGGTCCAACAGAACCTTATAGGTTTAGACCGGTTCCTGAAAATACTGTAAAAGCAGATTTTAATGGTATGAGTGTTGATGGATTTAATGAGCAAACACGCTTTATATCTAACATATATCATAGTCGACAAGAAATTAAAAACATAGGCGAAACTGAAATAGAATATCTACCATTATGGATGCGAACAGCGCAACAAAATACAATTAAATCATTAGGATATGTAACTGCTATACCACTTTGTTATTGTTTACCTGGCACTAGTAAAGAAGTTTTAACTGCATTAAATAATGCAAATGTAAGTTTTTCAAATTACACCTTTGAAATTGATAGATTTGTTGTTGACACAATAGAAGGAGATGCGTCAGACCAATATTTACTGTTTCATAATTATAGTCATAATGCATAGATAAATATAATAATCGGAGAAACAAGCAATGTCAAACATACAAATTACTAATATTGATGAAAATTTTCCTATTGCAGGACAAGATAACGACAGTCAAGGTTTTAGAGATAATTTTAACGAATTAAAAACAAATTTAGGAATAGCAAAAACAGAAATTACAAATTTAGAAAATAACACAGCAAAAGTTAATGTTGATAATAATTTTTCTTATAATGAAATACAAAATGCTGTTTTTTATAGGACAACAGAAAAGTTTCTAAGTAAAGCAGCATCTGGATCAACCACTGTTACATGGTCGACAGGCTCTTATCAAAAAATTACAGTTACACAAGATCTTTCTTTAACATTAGATTTATGGCCTAACGCAGGACAATATGCTAAATTAATAGCCCATGTTGTTAGCGACGGAGAAGGAAATCATACAATTACCTGGGCGTCCACACAAGGCAACAACATTAAAGCAGATAGTAGTTTTCCAAGACTTGATGGCGAATTAAAGTTCCAAATTGAATCAGCTGTGAATCCAAAAATATTTGAGTTTTGGACTACAGATGGAGGTGCAACTATTTTCGCAAAATATCTAGGCGAGTTTTCTTAATGCACCCTTTGAGTAGTAACTTAAAAGAATTAAGCCTAAACACATTATTTGAAAAACTTAAAGAACTAAATCAAAAATTATATATGACCACTAATCCTTCTCTGATAAACCAAATTACAATGTTAATAGAGGATTATAAGTCAGCAATAGAGATTAAACAAAAACAAGATAAAGAATTAGAAAAAGAACTTGACGAACTGATAAAAATAAGTTAAAATGATTAGATGAATACAGAAAATTATACAACATTATATTCATTTGATACCTTTAAAGAATTAGTATATACAAACAATTTTGATAAAATTTTTTCACTTACTTACGAAGATAGTAACGATGTAAAAAAGTTTAATAATTATGCTACACATTTTAATTATAATACTTTAAATGATAAAAAAGAAAATTATATCTCTTTAGCAGAATTCGACAGAGCACAACAAAAACAATGGTTGATGCCGGCTGAGTACATTAATATCGATTTATTAGATAATTTAATAAAAAAATGTACTTCACAATCAGAAATAGATCGGGTTAATCTTGAATATAAAAAGTTTGAAAAAAATAATTTAATACCTTTACTTCATTATATAGTTTTTTTAATAGATAATATGCGTGAAAACAATATTGTTTGGGGAGTAGGTAGAGGATCAAGTGTGGCAAGTTTTATACTTTTTTTAATAGGTATACATAAAATTAACCCATTAAAGTATAATTTAGATTTCGATGAATTTTTAAAATAGGAGACAAAAAATGCCGTTAAGATCATCAGGAAGAAAAACGTATAAATCAATGCAAGGAAAACTTGTTGATATGGATCAATTAAGACAAAGAAACGAACTCACTCCTGCTGTTGGTAATATGCGTATAAACGCAAGAGGAGACGAATTAGGTCCAGGAGGAAAAATTATTAGGAAAAGAGAAGAAGTTCTTAAATCATATTACAATAGTCAAAAAGGTGTTCCAGATGAGCAGCCTGCTGTAATTACTAAAACATCTGAAATAATGGCAGAACAAGCTACTACTACAAAAAAGAAAAGCAGGACTAAAGATCCCCTTGTAGTAACAGAAGAAAGTTGGGTAGAAGACGCAGACGGAAATTTTGTTCCTAAAGATGCTTGATGCGTAGATTTTTTGCTATCCATATAACAAAAAATTACATAATAGAATTAGATTTTTTAAAATCATTTATTTCGTTAGGCTGGTTTGCAATACTTAATTACACAATGGATATTAGATTAAAAGGATCACATAAAGGATTTTATTGGTCCTTTTACTTACTGGGATTTAAAATTTTTGAAATTAACTTTTATAATAAAAATCACGAAGAAGATCGTGTTTACGACCCTATAATCGATTATTAAAGGATATATGTACAATACAGTTAAAGGCAACTTAAAACCAATTAAAGATAAAGTACTTGTTAGTGAAATGCATTTTGGAGAGCAAGTTACGGCTGCAGGAATAATCTTACGTGACGACGACGGAAAAACACACGGCATACATCCTAGATGGGGTCGTGTATGGGCCAAGGGACCTACAAATAAAGAAGACTACGATGTTGGTGATTGGGTGTTAGTTGATCACGGACGATGGACTCACGGTATTAAATTAGAAACAGACACAGGCGAAATTACCGTTAGAATGGTTGATAATAAAGACATCCTTATGGCAAGCGAAGAAAAACCGGCAGATGTTATAACAGGAGTCGAATGAATCAAATTGATTTAAACAAATACAAAGAATTTGTATCAGCAGTTACGTCAGCAGAAAGTAACGATACAACTGCTATGACCAAACGATTAAACAAAGTTGAAACTGAAACTAACGTAAATATGGCACTGCTTTTAACAGGTGCTATTGGACTCTCATCGGAAGGAGGAGAATTTGCAGAAATTGTTAAAAAATGCGTATTCCAAGGCAAGCCACTTGACCAGGATACTAGGTTCCATATCAAACGAGAACTTGGCGATATACTTTGGTATTGGATTAATAGTGTTCGTGCAATGGGGCTTGACCCGAATTCAGTGATTGAAGAAAATGTAAATAAGCTTAAAGCAAGATATCCAGACGGTGAGTTCGATGTATACTACAGCGAAAACCGTAAAGAAGGCGATTTATAAGGAGACGATATGTATTACTTCACAGGATTAAGTATTTTACTATTAGCAGGTGCAATTGGTTGCACCGAGCCTATGATAGACGATAGTAAAGGACAAGACGTCACAAAAACACCAGACATTATCATAAATGTTAATAACACTAACACTAACAATATTAACTCAACTGATACCGATAATATTACTTTCATTGACAACAGCACATTGACAGCTACAGCAACTGCTTCGGCTACAGCAACTGCCTGTGCAACTGCCTCAGATAACTCAACTGACAATTCAACAGATAATTGTACAACAGCAATTTTCTTTGACGCTTACAAAAACAATTTTTAATCATTGACATCCTACTATAGTATGCTATTATTATAGTAGGATTTTTTATGACCACACGGAGACACTTTGCAAACTAGCCCTATAAACACCCTACAACAATTGATGATTATAACCGCAGAAGAATGCGGAGAACTGACACAAAGATGTAGCAAGATTATACGAAAGTATGCTACAATAGAAGAAATAGAAGAAGAGCAAAGACAAAAATTTGTAGAGGAAGCAGGCGATGTATTGTGTATGCTAGAATTACTAGTAGCACACAAAATAACCAACTGGGAAGAGCTTAGACATCGTGTATCAATTAAACAAGATAAACTTAAAACTTGGAGTGAGTTAATCAAATGAAAGAACTTTGGGTAGAAAAATATAGACCTAAGACTGTAGAAGGATATGTTTTTAGAGATGAAGCACAAAAAAAACAAATACAACAATGGATTAAAGATCAAAGTATCCCGCATTTGCTTTTTAGTGGAAATGCAGGAATAGGCAAGACAACTTTAGCAAAATTACTGCTGCATGAACTAAATGTTAATGAGTTTGATATCTTAGAAATAAATGCAAGTCGTACTAATTCAGTTGACGATGTTAGAGATAAAATTGTAAACTTTGTACAAATGATTCCTTTTGGCGACTTTAAAGTTGTGCTGCTAGACGAAGCAGATTATTTGTCACCAAATGCTCAAGCGGCATTACGTGGAGTAATGGAGGAATATCATGAGTTTGCTAGATTTATATTAACATGTAATTATCATAATAAAATCATTCCTGCTATCCATAGTAGATGTCAAGGATTCCATATTGCTCGGGTAGATCAAACAGAATTCACGGCTAGAGTAGCAGAAATTTTAATTGCAGAAAATGTAACACCAGATCTTGATATCCTTGATACATACGTCAAAGCTACCTATCCAGACTTACGCAAGTGCATAAATATGGTGCAAATGAATGTACAGGACAAAAGTTTACTTGCTCCACACGAAAATGACTCTGGCGAAGCAGATTGGAAACTAGAGATGGTAGATCTTTTCAAAACAGGTAAAATTGCAGAGGCTAGAAAACTTTTATGTGGTACAGTCCGTCCTGAGGAAATGGAAGGCATTTATCGCTGGCTTTACGAAAATTTAGAATTATTTGGCGATGATGAAAAACAAGATTCAGCAGTATTAATTATTAAACAAGGACTAGTTGACCACACATTAGTTGTTGATCCTGAAATTAATCTTGCGGCTGTACTAATTAAATTGAGTAGATTATGAAAATAAAACATCATTTAAAAGTAAAAGAATTTGCAATTAAAATTCCATATTTTCACCAAGAAATACATCCAATTGACCGAGTAGAAAAACTATTTGGTGAATCTGAAAAAGTATTTGCTGATGACGAAACTACAATAGTTGATTATAACTGGTATTATTGGCATGAGAATCCCGATGATCCTATGCTGACTTTTTGGTTTAAAGGTAAACCAACAAAAAAACATACGTTACTTGCAATGCAAGTTGATTCGTATGAGATAGTTGATGCTAAGTACCATAATGACGATAACCTATTTGATCAATTTTTTGAGGTAGCAGCATGACATATATTGTAGATGATAACTGTATCAATTGTAAGCACATGGATTGTGTGGAAGTCTGTCCAGTAGATTGCTTTTACGAAGGTGAAAATACTTTAGTTATCAATCCTGATGAATGTATTGACTGCGGCGTTTGTCAACCAGAATGTCCTGTTGATGCAATTTGGCCTGACACCAAAGTTGATCCAGCAAAAAAACAATTTTGGATTGATTTCAACCATAAATGGTCACAACAATGGCCAAACATTACAAAGAAAAGAAAAGAAGATATTCCTAAAGATGCAGCAAATTGGGCATATAAGCCAAATAAGCTAGAAGAATATTTTTCAGAAAACCCTGGAAAAGGGGATCAACCAGAGGAAGATGAATGAAAGTAAGATTAGTTAGTTACTCCCAACCTGCAGAAGATTTCGCAAAATCAGTAGAAGTATTACCCAATGCACAGGATTTAGTTGCATACTGTGCAAGGGTGTCTAATCCTTCTAATCAAATGAATACTGAGACGAGCGAACGATTATTAAAATACCTTATCAAGCACAAACATTGGAGTCCGTTTGAAATGGTAAGTGCTTGTTTAGAAATTGAAACTACTAGAGATATCGCACACCAAATCGTACGACATCGCAGTTTTGCATTCCAAGAATTTAGTCAGCGATATGCAGATCCAGCTGAATTTGGAGATCAGTTTGTTATTCGCGAAGCTAGATTACAAGATGACAAAAATAGGCAAAACAGCATTGAAACAGACGATCCGGAATTAGAAGCACATTGGATACATAAGCAGCGAGAAGTTATTGCGGCTGCCAAAGCAGCATATGAATGGGCTATTGAAAA